CCAGAACGTCCCTCCCCGACACGGTCCAAACCGCTTCGAACCAGTCCGTTTCAATCGGAAAATAAACCAGAGTGATGGCAGAACAAACCAAAAAGAAAAAAGTCTTACGAGGGGCAACTGAACCAAGGCTTCACAGTCCTTACCTCAAAGGTAAATCCCTGGTAAAAGATGTAGAAGATATTGCTGACATGCTTGGTCAACCGCTTTTACCTTGGCAAAAGTTCATTGCAAAAGATATGTTGGCTATTGATAGCAAAGGTAATTTTATTCGCAAGTCAAACCTCCTATTAATTGCACGCCAATCTGGAAAGAGTCATTTTGCGCGTATGCTCTGTTTGGCACACCTCTTTAAGTGGCCTTCTAAGAACATCCTTATTATGTCCTCTAATAGAAGCATGGCATTGACTTCATTTCGAGAGATTGCTTATATCATCGAAGGTAATCCGACTATGAAGGCAATGGTTAAGCAGATTAGGTATGCAAATGGAACAGAGTCCATTGAATTACTAGATGGCACACGTTTAGATGTTGTTGCTGCAACGAGAGATGGCTCGCGTGGTCGAACAGCAGACTATTTATGGATTGACGAATTACGCGAAATCTCAGAAGAAGCATTTCAAGCAGCAACGCCTGTTACACGCGCACGCGCTAATGCGCAAGCGCTTTATACCACCAATGCTGGTGATGCTTTTAGCACAGTGCTCAATTCAATCATAGAAAGAGCGCGTTCTTATCCACCTAAGTCTTTAGGCTATTACGAATATAGCGCACCACAGTATTGCAAGATAGATGACCGCGAAGCATGGGCAATGGCGAACCCTGCACTTGGTTATACAGTGTCAGAAGAAGCAATTGAGGAATCGATTGCAACATCTAGCGTTGAAACAACCAGAACTGAAACGCTTTGCCAATGGGTCGATTCATTACAATCACCTTGGCCGCTTGGCGTTATTGAAGAAACATCAAATAGTGATTTAGTAATGTCACCTGGGCCAATTACAATCTTTGCTTTTGACGTGAGTCCATCAAGACGCAATGCAAGCATTATTGCTGGCCAGATTCTTCCTTCTGGCAAAATAGGGTTTGGTTTAATGCAGACTTGGGAGAACTCAGTCGCAGTAGATGATTTAAAGATAGCAGCAGACATAAAAGCGCTCTGTGACCAGTGGAAACCGCGTGCGGTGATGTTTGACAAATACACCACACAGTCAATTGCAGACCGCCTTTCTAATGCAGGCGTTATGGTGGAAGATTGTTCTGGTCAGCGCTTCTATCAGGCGTGTGGGGAACTTCTTGACGGTTTTGTGAACTCTAGGGTTGAGCACCAGGGTCAACAGGAATTAGTTCAGATGTTTAACAACTGTGCAGCCAAGACAAACGATACTGCTTGGAGAATAGTAAGACGTAAGAGCGCTGGAGATGTTTCTGGAGCAATTGCAACTGCAATGGTGGTCCACAAACTATCTATGCCAGTTTCACGACCTCAAATTGTTGCCTAGACACAACGACACGAAATTGTCAAATGTTAGACATAATGTGATACACTGTCTAAATGGGTATTTTTTCGCGTTTTAATACGCAAGCACCACAAAAGCAGGAATCATCAATTCTCGCGCAATATGCGCCGCAGTTAATGTCTGAGAATTACAATCTTTACAATTATGGTGTCCTTGGTATCCGTCGCGAAGAAGCAATGTCTATTGCATCCCTTGCAAGATGCCGCAATCTAATTGCAGGAACAATTGCTTCAATTCCTTTAGAGTTATACCGCAAATCAACAGGCGAAGAACTAGGTTCACCAGTTTGGTTAGAACAACCATCTAAGTCGCAGCCACGTTCAGTAACTATTGCTTGGACTGTTGACTCATTACTATTTTACGGCGTTGCATATTGGAAAGTTACAGAACTTTATGCAGATGATGGCCGTCCTGCTCGTTTTGAGTGGGTTGCTAACACTCGCGTTACATTTGATTTGAATATCGAAAACGAATATGTAACTCAATACTATGTTGATGGTTATGCAGTGCCAATGGAAGGCCTTGGCAGTTTAATTACATTCCAAGCATTTGATGAAGGCGTATTAGCACGCGGTAAAGAACTTATTCGTGCAGCAGCAGATTTAAATAAGGCTGCATCAATTGCTGCGGCAACTCCAATGCCTTCAGGCGTACTAAAGAACAACGGTGCTGACCTAGACCCTAAAGAAGTCCAGGGATTATTAGCAGCGTGGAAGTCTGCACGCAATAACCGTGCAACTGCCTATCTCACATCTACTTTAGAATACCAAGCGACATCTTTCTCACCTAAGGAAATGATGTACGACGAAAGCAAGCAATTCTTTGCTACTGAAATTGCAAGAATGATGAACGTACCTGCTATCTATGTTTCAGCAGATATGAACTCTTCTTATACATACACAAATGTTCTTGATTCACGCAAAGACTTTGTGGCGTACTCTTTGCAGCCATTTATTTCAGCGATTGAGGACAGACTCAGCCTCGATGACGTAACTGCACATGGAAACGAAATTCGTTTCGATTTAGACAAACAATTTTTACGTCAAGACCCTATGCAGGAACTTCTCGTAATTGAAAAACTTCTTTCCTTAGGCCTAATTACTTTAGAACAGGCAATGGAAATGACAGACCAAACACCTAATGGAAATGGCGGTATGTAATGTCTGAAATGATGACATTTACCCTGGAAGCAGCAGAACTTACTGCTTCAGTAGAGGAAAGAACAATTAGCGGCAAGATTGTTCCAATGGGAACAGGCGAAGTAGGAAATACTTCAGCAGGCGCAGTTATTTTTGAACGCGATTCAATAGAGATACCAGAACCTAAGTCCATCCGCCTTTTGGCGCAACATGACATTAAACAACCTCTGGGTCGCGCTCAATCCTTTGAAACACGTGCAGATGGCGTTTATGCTGTGTTTTCTTTAAGTCGTTCAAGTAAGGCAACAGACTATTTGCTAATGGCGCAAGAAGGTTTAGTTACAGGATTAAGTGTTGGCGTAGAAGTTAAATCTTCAAAGCCTTCACGCAATGGCGTTATGCACGTAACATCAAGTGTTCTACGCGAAGTATCTGCTGTAACAGAACCTGCGTTTAAGTCAGCACAAATCACAAAAATTTCAGCGGAAGATTCTGCACCAGTAGAAGAAAACGTTGAAGAAAACCAACCAACAGAAAGCGAGGCCGTCGTGGAGAATACTCCAGCAGAGGCAACAACTCCTGAGGTCGAAACCCCTGCGGTAGAGGCCTCACGTCCAACAGTTAGCGTTACAAATGTACGCGAGCGTGTTGCACCAATCACTTCAGCACAATATCTAGAAGCAAACATCAAAGCAGCACTTGGTGATGATGATGCACGCCGCACAGTTCGTGCAGCAGATGATTCAACATCAACAAACACTGGTCTAACACTTGCACCACATCTAAATACATTTATCACAGATACTTTCACAGGCCGTCCTGCATTTAATGCAGCAAAGCGTGCAGGATTAACTGAAAGTGGAATGTCATTCACTGTTCCTCGTTTATATACAAACGCTTCATCAAATCCAAACACAGCACCAACAGTTGCAGATACAGATGAAGGTGTAGCACCATCAGAAACTGGGATGACCTCAGCCTATGACACCGTTTCAATAAATAAGTTCAGCGGACTTAACCGTGTGAGTTTTGAACTCATCGACAGAAGTTCTCCTGCATTTATGGAATTATTAATGGGTGAACTTCGGAAAGCATACGAGAAGGCAACAGATACAGCACTTCTTGCAGCATTGACAGCAAATGGAAAACAAGATGATGGTCGTGCGCTTTCAGCATCAGCACTTCAATCATTTATTTCAGTGAACGCAGCAAAGATTTATGGCAACACTGGTGGAGATTATGCATCTGCACTTATTGCATCTCCATCACAATGGGGTCAAATTATGTCTTATGCTGATACAACAGGTCGCGCACTTTACACTGCTGCTTCACCAATGAACCAATCAGGCGCAGTTCGTCCAACATCTGTTGTTGGTGACGTTCTTGGTACAAACCTCATTGTTGACCACAACATCACAACAGGTACAGGCGATAACTCAATGTATCTTGTTGCACCAGATTCAGTTTATGTCTGGGAATCACCAACAACTAACCTACGTGTAAACGTACTTACAACAGGTGAAGTTGAAATCAACCTATACGGATACCTTGCAATTTATGTTGCGAAGGATGGCGGCGGAGTTTACCGCTACAACTTCCAGGCTTAATTCAAGCCAACTAAGTCGCTGGGAGTGGGGCGCAGCCCTTGCCTCACTCCCAGTCTTTAGAAAGGATTAGAAATGTCACTTTGCACAGTTGCAGAACTTCGCTCAGCACTTGGAGTGGGAACGTTGTATAATGACGCAACCCTTCAAACAACATGCGATGCGGCAGATGACGTTCTTCTCCCAATGTTGTGGAATCCACAATGGTATGCAGTAGCACATAGCAACATTGTTGGAGAAGGAACTTTATACTTTGATATTTTAGTAAATGAAATTTTTTATATTGGACAAACTGTAACCATTGCCAATTCTGGCACTAAATACAATGGGTCAAAAACAATCACAGCCGTTGGTGAGAACTCAATTTCAGTTACAACGACCCACACGGTCATTCAGCCTAAACATCCCATTGAACCCTTTGGCTCAGTAACAGCAGAAACTTATACAGACTGGACAGCAGATGATGCAGTTCAGGAAGCAGCACTCATGATTTCCGTTGACATCTGGCAAGCACGTCAAGCCAGCAATTCAGGCGGCGTATCTCCAGACTTTGCACCATCGCCTTACCGCATGGGGAACACACTTATGGCACGCGTTAGAGGATTAATTTCTCACGCGCTTAGCCCTAACTCAATGGTGGGATGATGCCAACAGCATTAACAACCCTACGCACAACTATTGCAAGTGCATTAGTTGATAATGCTCAATGGCAAACTTTTGCGTTTCCACCTGCAACCGTTTTGGCTAACTCTGTCATTGTCGCACCAGATGACCCTTACCTAACGCCTAACAACAACCAGCATAATACAATTGCACCAACTGCCAACTTTAAATTGGTAATCACTGTTCCTTTGTTTGATAACGAAGGAAACCTCAATGGAATTGAAACAGCCTTAGTTGGCGTGTTCAATAAACTCGCAGCGTCATCCTTGACGTATAATGTGGGAGCAATAAGTCAGCCAAGCGTTCTAAACGTGGACTCTGGCTCATTGCTTACTTGCGAGATGTCACTGTCCGTACTAACCACCTGGAGTTAATATGTCCGAATGGGAAAAAGAGAACGAGGCCTTCCTGAAGAAAATCGGGCAGGTAACACCAGCAGCACCAAAACCAGCATCTACTAAGAAAGAAGAGGAATAACCTAAATGGCTGTATTTCTAAATAACAAGGTCGGCGTTAAGGTTAATTCCGTTGACCTTTCTGACCATGTAACATCTGTAACACTTAACCGTCAATTTGACGAACTAGATGTAACTGCAATGGGAGATGGCAGCAGAAAGGCCGTGAAGGGCCTGGAGTCATCTTCTGTAACAATTGATTTTCTAAACGACACAGCAGCAGCAAATGTTCTTGCAACATTGCAGGCTGCATGGGGAACAACTGTTACTCTAGTTCTACTTCAAGAAAAAGGAACAGCAGTATCAGCAACAAATCCTTTGTACACAATGAGCGTCCTAGTCAATGGAACTCAGGATATTAACGGAGCAGTTGGAGATATTGGCGCACAATCAGTAACTTGGAACTGTAACTCAACAGTTGTAGTTGCAACAACAGGCACATTCTAAAAACAAACTAAGGGGCAAAAATGGCAAAGTTAAAAGTAACAAGGGCAGATGGAACAGTTGGGGAATACTCAATTACTCCATTAGTGCAATACGGTTTTGAGATTTACGCTAAGAAAGGTTTTCACAAAGCGTTTATTGAGGACCA